AAACGGAACAGCGATATTGCCAGAAATTAGAAAAACTAATGAGTGGTATTTATTTGACCAACCACACAATGAATTCAGACCAGACAAAACCAATAAAGATTGGAAGTGGTTACAAGACAAAATGTTTCAAATGGTAAACATAGTCAATGATAGTGTTTTTCACTTTGATGTTGACGGGTGTGATGATGAATTGAAATTAATAGAATACACAAAAGGTGGTTTTTATGGTTGGCACACAGACTTTAACGCAGGTAGTTGTTCCAATAGAAAGATTGTAGGAATTGTTCAACTTACAGACCCAAATGAATATGAGGGTGGAGATGTTCAATTTGGTATCCAAGATAAAGATACAAAAGAGTGGTATACAATGAACAAACTAAAAGGTTCATTAACATTATTTCCGGCATTTCTATGTCATAATGTAACACCAGTAACAAAAGGTAAACGATATGTAATTCAAGAATTATTTGTCGGAGACCATTTCAGATAGGATAAATATGTATAAACCAATAGATATGGATAGTTTGAAGTTAAACAATAACTTCAAATGGGTAGTTACAAAAGATAATTTCTTTACAAAAGAAGAGTGCGAATACATTATTGAAAAGGCAGATAAATACTCTGAAAGAAAGAAAACTAAATATTTTGAACAAGAGGATAGTATTTGTTTACTGAACATAAAGAAAACAAACGAACAAAAGTATTTAGATAAATTTTGGGAAGCCATCTCAATAGCAAATCAAGTCCATTACAATTATGACATTAAAGGTATTTATAGAAATAGAATACAATGTCATAGATATGATGTAGGGGATTGGTATAATCCACACTCAGATTTTTATCCAATCGACCAATATAGTTCATTAAAATTAACTTGTATTGTATCTTTAAATGACGATTACGAGGGTGGAGAGTTTAAATTTTTTGACGGAAAAACCATAGAACAAAAACCAGGTAGATTAATTATTCACCCTGCATTTGCAGGACATCAAATTACCGAGATAACAAAAGGTAAAAGATATTCTTGTGTTGCTTGGGCAGTAGGGGATACTTTCGTATGATACAAAACGACAACTTTAAATTTGTAGTTCATAAAGATGACTTTCTATCATTGAGTCAATGCCAGAAGCTAATGAGGTATTTAGAAACAGGTCAACCAACTGAATCAGAACTCGCTGGTAATTATGACGAGAATATTCTGAACAAAGAAGTTCGTGATAACAAAGAAGTTACAATCAATAATGAGAAACTCAATAACAAATTAAAAATGGTATTTGAATTATCTAACTTATCTATTTGGAAATACAACATACAAGAAATGGAAAAGGTAAAAATACTACGATATGAAAATGGTGGTAAATACAAATGGCATACTGATTGTGGAGCAAAAGAAACTTCAACAAGAAAGTTAACCGCTATTATTCAATTATCAGATGAAACATTATATGAGGGTGGTAATTTAGAATTTGGTATCACAGACAAATCAGGTAAAAACTATACTGCACCAAGAACAAGAGGAAGTATAATTATTTTTCCAGCGTTCTTATCACATAGAGTTACACCAATTACAAAGGGTAGAAGATATTCATTGATAACTTGGATGAACGGGGATTGTTTTGTATGAAAACGAAATTAGCTCTTGTAATATGTCCACAATGGTCAGTTGAAACACCTTCATTTGCAATCGGTAGTTTAAAATCACACATCAAACATAAAGATGTTGAGGTTGAACAAGTTGACTTAAACATTCTATCTTCATTACATACACAGCAAAATGATATAAAAGAATTTTTAGATTGGGGTAATGATACACCTTGGAACTCAGAGTCAAATTTTAAAGGTAACATCTTACCACACTTTAAAGATTTATGGCACGAGTATATAGATAGATTAGCAGAATATGATATCGTGGCATTCACTACATACATTTCAAACATAATAACAACAGATTATATTGCCAGATACTTAAAGCAAAAGAACCCAAAAATTCAGATTTGGTATGGTGGACCATACTCTTGGTTCGCAGACGCAGCTGGACTGGTGGAGAAAGATAATTACAGAGAATTTGTAGATGTAGCGTGTAGTTCAACTGATGGTGAAATGATTATTGCCGATTTAGTAAATCGTTATTTAGATGACGGACATTATGAAAATGTAAAAGGTATTTATCGTTGGGATAAAATGACACCAAGCTTTCCTACGGTATTGAAAAAGGGTCGTAGTGGTAGAACACCAGTATATAATGGAACACCAATCCCACAAAATTTAGATGAATTAGAAACACCAAGTTGGAGTCCTAATATCATTGATGACTATACAGAAATGGTAAAGGCCTATGGTATGGGTTTACAATTACCAATGCAAGCTTCAAGGGGTTGCACTTTTAAATGTACATTTTGTAGTGAAACACGACTATACAGATATAAAAACAATAAAAAGATAGTTGCTGATATGAAAAAAATGGTAGATGAAACTGGTATTAATAACTTTTGGTTTACTGATTCACTAATCAACGGGTCAATGCCATTGTTTAAGAAGTTGGTTGGTAGAATGGAGACCGAAGTAGAAAAAGGAAACATACCTAAAATGTATTGGGGTGGACATTTCAGAACACACAAGAAACTTGATGGAGAACTATTAACACGAGCAGTTGGTGTTGGACTAAATTATATGAATGTCGGTATAGAAAATGGTTCTGATAAAATCTTAGCACTAATGGAAAAGGGACAAACTTCTGATGATGTTAGTTTCTTCTTAAAGTCAGCTTATGAAAGTAAAGTGTTCTTTGTAGGTGGTTGGATACCAGGATTTCCAAAAGAAAACTATATGGACTTCTTATTACAATTGAAATTTTTATATGAAAATCATACATACTTCGGAAACAACGGATTGTTAAACTTAATGCAGTCAACAGACATATTGAATCATACACCATTAGATGTTTATAGAGATGACTTTGATGTTTCAACAAAGAAAACTATGTTGAATGGTTGGGTTTCAAAAGACTATAAGAATATGTTAATGGTTAGACATTTAAGGTCATTTCTAACAGAGGTAATGTTAAAGTCATTTAAATTTACAAAAGAGGGTGAAGACACACCAGGTGATGATTGGTCAGCAGTTACAACAAAAGAAAATGGGGGTAATCCACCATATTATAGAGCAAGAATGAGAAAGAAAGATTTAGAATTTGTCAATACTGAGGCAGAGTTAAAAGCAGAGATAGATAATAGTATATTCAGTAAAGACTTTTTATTCTCTGAAGAGAACCACACACCATTAGATACTTACAAAAATAATGTTGTTGGTGTAATTGAAAGTGAAATTATTAAAACAATCAAAGGATTTGCTTGGGTAATGGTAAACATATCAAATAAATGTAATATTGACTTCAGAGTTAGAGATGACTTTAAAGGTTATAATGCCAGAGAATCATACTTTGACTTAAACTTTTCACTTAAATCTAATGGTGATGATTTTGAACTTGATTTTGACTTTGATTTTAAAATATCAAAAGATAATAAACAATTATTTGACGAAACCGATAATATTGATTTTTCAGCAAGAAACAGAATCCACATTAAAGATAATGTAAAGAAATATAAATTCTCTGAGGAAGTTAATGAACTCTATTTAGATGGCATAGATTATAATAAACACAAGATTAATATTCCGAGAGTCCCATTAACAAATCAGTATTAAAAAAAATACATTTTCAGGTTCATCTAAACTATTTATTTATATCTAAGGTTATTCACTATGAAAACAAAAACACTATTTGACCATATAAAAGAAATTACGAATTCACAGAACCCAAATTATTGGGAAGATATTTCTGATGCGGATAAAAAAACTTGGTCAAATTATATGGTTCATAGATTTCTATCAATGAAACCAGAGTGGATTGAAG